TAATTTAACTTTTGATAATAGTAGTAAATATCCTAGAAATATACTTGCTAGTAAAAACAAAGATATAGCTGAATTCGTGACTAAACAAAATAATACAACTAATAGATATAAACAATTGCACACTGAAAGATGTTTACAAGCATTAGAAATGCAAGTTGATGTTTTAACTAAAATTGTAGCTGAATTGGCTCCTACAAAAGATTTAACAGCCTTTACTAATTATTCTTCTTTAGATGTGTATGGTGAAGATAAGTCAATAAATTTTTCAAGTAATATAAAAAATAAAATAAGGAAAGTACAAAATGGAGATTAAAGTAACCGTACTACCAGCAAAGCACTGGTACAGTTTTGCTAAGTTTAGAACAGAAGAAGAATTTACGATGCTGGGCATAACTGTGCCTAGAGGATATGTATTTGATGGCGCTACTGTGTCTAGATGGTTAACCATTTTTGGTTTAATAGTTATTTTATCTTCATTTTATTTTAATAATATTTATGGGATAACTACTGGTTGTTTTATAAATATCATACCAGTGATATTCCCTAAAATTAGCACGTATTTTGCTGCTACATTAGTACACGATTTTCTCATTAAAGAAGAAAGAGGTACTAGAAGAAATGCTGACAAGATATTTAGGAGATGTCTTGTTAAGCTTAATGTTAAACCTTGGCGGTATAATAGTATGTATTTAGCCGTTAGAATTTTTGGAGTATTAAAAGATGGAATTAAATTTTGGTGAAGCACTAGAAAGAATAAAAGAAGGTAGAAAATTTAAAAGAGCAGGTTGGAATGGAAAAGATATGTTTATCTTTTTAGTGCCAGGCAGTACTTTTAAGGTCAGCAGACCTCCTTTACTAGGAATATATGAAGAAGGTACTGAGATTAATTATCATGCTCATATAGATATGAAAACAGCGGATAATAAAGTAGTACCATGGTTAGCATCACAAACTGATATATTAGCTGAAGATTGGACTGAGGTAGTTGAAGTTTAATATGCCTAATGTAATAGCATTTGATGGGGGTTTATCATTGCGAATAGACCCTTCATTGATTAAAAATAATCAAGCCCAACATCTAGTAAATGTTGATACAAATCCTATTATATTAAAATCTAGCAAAAATTTTACTAAAATTGATATTCCCATAGGTCATTATGCTAAAAAATTTGCTAATGTTTGGCTAGGGTCAAATAAAGCAAGACAATATGTAGAGTATGAAAACATCTTATATTTTACTGAAGATTCTAGTGAAGCAAAATACTATCATAATGGTTCAGCAAAAAAATTAGGTATAGATAGACCAACTAAATTAAATGTAACTGATTTAGACACACTTAACACTGGTAAATTAAGTGCTGGTACTATTAAATATATCTTGACATACTATAATTCTGAATTGGATATAGAGTCTGCAGGTAGTGATATTAGCGATGAAAAATCTATAATAGCAGACAAATCTATAAGACTTAGAAATTTACCAGTATCTATTGATAGTCAAGTAACACATAAAAGATTATATAGGTTAGGTGCTAACTTAACCTCACCAACTTTAGTAGCTGAAATAGAGAATTCAAAAACTATATATATAGATGATACACCAGATACTGAAGCTACAAGAATATTAACAACTACTAATAGTTATCCTGCAGAGATAGGAATGACACATTTAGTAGAAAGTTATAGTATATTTTTTGGTCTAGTTAATAACGAACTAAGATTTTCTAATATTGATGAGCCTCATGGATGGCCTCCAGAAAATTCATTTAAATTGCGAGAAATAGGAACTGGCTTATTAGTTATACCACAAGGTATACTCATATTTACTAATAATTTAACTTATTTGTTAAGAGGTAATAATTTAGATAATTTTACTTTATTGCTTATATCAGAACATCAAGGATGTATAAATGGTAATACCTGTAGTGTGGTTAAAAATGCTCCGCTATGGGTGTCATATGATGGAATATGTACTTTTCAAAATGGATATGTGCAGGTTATATCAAAATCTCTTTTAGGTAAGCTAAATCTATCTGTTAAACAGAGTACTGTTTATGATGAACAATATATTTTATTAAAACAAGATGGCTCAATATTAATATTAGATATGCGACATGGCATTAGATTTTATGAGCTTAAATATGATACTAATATAGATGGCTTAGCTGTTAATGAAGGTAAGCTATATTTTATAAGCTCTGGTTATTTGAATGAAGCTTTTACAGGAGATTTAGTTTCATTTGACTATACTTCTCCTGTATTTACCGAAGGTAATCACACTGAGATTAAGATATACAATAAAATTTATTTAAAATGCAATGGTGCATTTAAAGTTAAAATATTTATAGATGAAACTTTAGTTTTAACTAAAGATGTATCAGGAGATAAAACTTTTGAATTAACTCCTCCAGTAGAAAAACAAAGAGGATATAACATTTATGTTTCTATAAGTGGTATAGGAAAAGTTTATTCAATAAATATAAAACCATTAGGAGCACAATATGGCAATTAATAATCTACCTGATTTAAATCAATTAGTTACTTTTGAATTTAATTCGCAAGTATTATATGATATATTACTTGATATGACAGATAAGATAGAAAATCAACAACAAAGAATAAAAAAACTTGAAGAACAATTAAAAAATAAAAATGATTAAAGTTATACCAAATGAACAATTTCTAGACTTAGCGCTACTTTATGTAGATATGAGTTTAGAATTAACAGAACAAGTTAAAGCTGCTCCAGCTTTATTTAATATTACTCATGAATTAACTAATAAAGATTTTATAGCTATGGGACTATATGAGTCTAATAAATTAACTGGTTTTGTCATTGGTTATGCTTTATCAGATAAAACATTCTATTTTTCAGGTATATATGTAAAGAATAAGAACAAGAATGTAGGAAAATTAATAGATAAAAGTATAGAAATGGTAAAAGATTTGGGCTATACTAGATGGGAAGCTAATTGCACAAATAATAATATAAAAAGTATTTTATTAAAACAAGATGCACAAATAATGTATACTAGAGTTAAGAAGGAGTATTAATATGGGTGGTATTGTAAGTAGTATAACTGATGCTATAGGATTGACTGACCACGAAGGCCAAAGAAGAGCACAGGCTAATGCAGCACAAGCTGCAGAAAATGCAAATGAGTTATCTCGTGAGAATATGGAATTTCAAAAACAACAGTATGAAGATTGGAAAAATATTTACGGAGATATTCAAGAAAATTTGGGGCAATATTATAAAAATTTAGGTCCAGAAAGAATAACAACTTTAGGTCTACAACAGCAACAAAGAGCATATCAAGATACACAAAGTAAGATAAAACAAACTTTAGCTCAAAGAGGTATTGGCGATAGCAAATATGAGGGTTATTTACAAACTGTAGTAGATAGTCAAAACAACATACAGAGAGCAAATATAAGAGCATCAGCTGAAGAAAATGTTATAAAACAACAAATGGGATTTTTAGGTTTGGGACTTGGTCAAGGGCAATCATTACTAGGAAATATAAACAATGCTACTAACACTGGAGTTAATTCTTTTAGTAATCAGGCATCTATGTATAGTGGTCAAGCTAATAACTTAGCACAGCATAATTCTAGCTTAATAAGAAATATATACGATGACGCAAGTAGCTATATAGGACTTAAACTTGGAGGTGGATGATGGGATTTTTATCTGGATATACTACTGGATTAAATGCAAAAGCTAAAAGAGAAGAATTAAATCTTTTAAAAACTAATCAAGAACTTAGATTAAAACAGTTAGGTTACGAGAATAATGGTAAAGGTGGCTTTAATACTGTTACTGGAGGTGCAGCAGATTTAGCGCAACAACAACGTGAACTACAGCAACAGCAGATTAATGAACAAAAATTAGCCTTTAAAGCCATGGAAGGTAGATTAGCTGCTAGAGATACTTATAGTGCAATAGAAGAGTTTGTTACAACAAGTGATGCAAGTGCTTTACAACGTAGATTAGATAATAATCCTGCTCTTAAAAAATTATGGAATGATAAAGGAGTAATGCATATAAGTAATATTGACTTTGAAAATGACACTCAACTTCTTGAGTCTGCAGGTATAACTAAAGATTATATAAATAATCCTGAAGCTAAAGCTGCACTTAAAAAAGCCACATGGAAATACTATAATGGTAGAGAGTGGAAGATAGGATTATTAAATCAATTAGTTGCAGAAACAAATGTATTAAATAATAGTAGTAAAAAAAGACAAGAAATAATATTTGATAGCATTTCTGGTTTAAATTCAGCTCTTGCAGGTATTAATCCAGAAATTGAAAAGCAAAAAATTAATAATAAAACTTTTGAAAATGAAACTGATAGACAACAAACTAATATTAATAAATTTAATGCTGAAACTGATAATAAAAAAACATTATCAAATATAAAAACTGATGCTGAAAAATTGGAAATAGATAGAAAAAGATTAGATTTACAAAATAAAAAATTAGACCAATTTGAAAAAGATGGTACTAGAGGTAAGACAAAAAATCAAAAAAATATAGCTGAAGCTGAGGCTCAGACTAATAAATTGTTAAATATGTTTGGCGGAGAAGAAGAGTTTAAAAAAGTTGACTGGAGTGACCTTAAAAATTATAATAAGGCAATAGGTCCTGTACAAGCTATAGAAGAAGTATACGATATTAAATATTCAGAGACTGAGAAAAAAGATATTAATAATATAAGACAAATAATAGCTTTAGCTGACCCAGCCAAAGAATTAACTAAAGCTGATACAGGCTTAATAGATAATATGATAGGCAATGCTAAAAAATATATTACAGATAACTTAAAAGGAGTAAAAGCTAGAGCAGCTATGTTGACAATGAGGAATATGATAAGACATTCTTTATATAGTACTGCTTTAACTAAATATGAAGGTGATAGCTACGACGAAGCTAACGGTACGTTAGGTCAGCAATTAGGACCAGTATTAGCACAATTTCAAATTGGCTTACATAGAGTTAGAGCTAAATTAGATTCTATAATTCGCAATGGTAATCCTTATGTAAATGCGGTTAGACTAGGAATAGATAAGGATAGACTTGGTGATTTAATAAAAGGTATAGATGCTAGACTAGAATATATTGATAATGTTAACGCTAATATTGATAAATCAAAATCACAGCTTTATAAGCCACAAACACAGAATAGGAATAAAAAATCACTAGATAGTATAAAGAAAGAAACTGTAGGTGCTAAGTAATGAAAACAAATATACAAACACTGCAAGATTTATTTAAAGTTTGTTATGAAACTTATGAAGAGTCTCGTATTGAAGAAAAGCATGTTAGAGATATGTACCATAATAGACAATATACTAGTAATCAGCTTGCCATATTAGAACGTAGAGGCCAACCAGCAGAAACATTCAACGTTATTAAACTGTTTGCTAGACTATTAGTTGGTTATTACTCTACAGTTGTTAACACTGTTAAAGTACAACCAATGCAAGAGTCCGACACTCTTACAGCTATGTTATTACACGATGTAGTACAGTATACATTTGAAAACAATCACTTCGAAACAGAAGGCGATAAAGTTAAACTTGATGGTGTATTATCAGGATTGATGTGTGTTTATGAGGATGTTGTTGAAACAGGGCGAAAAGATCGTTTTGGTCGTCCTATACGTAGAATTGAATTATCTCACGTCCCTTCTAGAGAAATTTTACTAGACCCTATGAGTAGAAAAGAAGACTATTCTGACGCTAGATTTATACATAGATTTAAATGGGTATCTGAAGATTATTTAAGAGAAATGCTTCATAAAGAACATTCAGAAACAAAAGCTAAACAGATAATAGAAAGATTGGAAGCTTACGAAAATCATGTAAGCCAAGAAGACACAGAATTTAGCAATTATTATGAAGATAGATTTACAGGGCTTTATAAACAATATGATAATTACTTAATAATACATACAGTTATAACAGATGATAAGGATAAAACTTGGTCTATCTTTTGGTGTGGAGAAGAAGAACTTATACGTAAAGAAGTGACATATAGAGAAGTTAAATTTCCTTATAGAGTTCAAAAAGTTAATACTTCTGATAAAGCTGAATATTATGGCATATTTAGAGAAATTATTGAGTCTCAAAAAGCTATAAACCAAGCATTAGTTAAAATACAACTTATGGCTAACAGCCAAAAAGCTTTTGTCCAAAAAGGCTCAGTTGAAGATATAGATGAATTTACAGATGCTTTTAATAGAGTTAATTCTGTCATAGAAGTTCAAAAGTTAAACGGCATTAAGATAGAAAATCTTACAAGAGAGGTTATGGAACAATATGCTATTGTTGATAAAGCATTTAATAGAATACAAAGAGTGCTTGGAGTAAATGATAGTTTTTTGGGAATGGCTTTTGCGTCTGACTCAGGTAGAAAAGTTAAACTACAACAAAATGCCACAACATTAGCTCTTAGATATGTTACAACTAAGATAGAACAACTATATCGTTTGTTAGGTTGGGATATTGTTAATTTAGTTAAGCAATTCTACACTGCAAATGAAGCCTTAAGAATTACGGATGAGGCAACAGGTCAACGTTGGGTAGAAATAAATAAACCTATGGAAATATGGACAGGTGGATTTGACGTAAATCAAAACCCAATAATGGATACGCCATTCGAAGAAGTTACAAATCCTGAAAATAACGAACCTTTGAAAAATGAAAAAGGTGAATATGTAGTTGCACCAATAGCAGATACTGAAACAGAAATAGCTTTTAGTGAAGTTGATTTAACTATCGATACTACAGCATATAATGATGAAGATGAAAAAAATCAGTTAATGCTAGAGTCTATACTACAAGGTAATATAGGTAATACTTTACTTCAATATAACCCTGCAGCTTATCTTAAAGCCGCAGCTCTAAGTATTAAAAGCGTTAGAACTAAGCATAGTCATAACATATCAGAATTGATTGAGCAAACAGCAGAGATGTTGACTAAACAACCAGCTATGCCACCTCAAGCAAATCAACCAGGTGCACCACCGCCTCCACCTGGCGGACAACAAGGTAACCAACCTCGTAGCCAAGAATTGAAGCTACCTCAAAATACAAACGAGGGTATATAGTATGTCACAAGAATTTTTAATTCAAGCAAGAAAAGAAGGTTATACAGATACTGAAATAATGCAGTATGCAAAAGAAAATAATATTAAAATAGATATACCTAAGCCTACAAATACAAATACAGTAAAAATTGAACAACCACAACCTATAGAACCTATAGAACCTATAGAACCTATAGAACCTATAGAACCTATAGAAACACAAGAACCTATAGAAACACAAGAACCTATAGGATTAAATGGGGCTCATTGGGCACATTGGGCGTCTGGGGCGCCTATAGAAGATTTTATAGTACCACAAAAAACTGAATTACAAAAAAGTATAGACACAGCACAAGGTTTAGCGGCATCATATCAAAACATACATAGTAGATGGTCTAACTATGGCAAAAGGTTCGTAGGCTATTTTTTACAACCTGATTTAGTTAGACAAGCAAAACAAGATAGTGCAGATATAGTAGCTAATACTGTTACTACTCTTAGAAAAAAAGGTATAAATGCTTATATAGACGAAAGAAATGGTGAATTAATGATGCAAGACAAATATGGTAATTCACATAATATAGAACCTGGGTTCATTGATTTACTTATAGCAGGTAAAGCTGAACTTGGATATGCTATTGGTGGTGGTATTATTGGAAGTAGCGCAGGTTTAACAGGAATGTTGGCAGGTTCTGCGTTAGGCTCAATGGTTGGAGCACAAAACGATTATCTTAGTAATACTGCAAAGCTTAGTAATGATGAAGACTTAGATTTTTTAAGTAATGCTATAAAATTTAAAGAAGAGTTAGATGTTAATGTAATGGCATCTAAAATGATAGACTCAGGTGTATTTGATGTAACTATGTCTATAGTTGGCGGTGCTTTTTGGAAATATGCGGCTAAACCTGTATCAAATAAAGTAATTAAAACAGTTAGTCATGCCTATAATACATTTAAGAATGGTAACCAAAAAGGTGCATATGACATATTGACTAAGGATTTTAATATTACCAAAGAGCAAATACAAGAGTCAATGCAGTTTTGGGAAACTATAGCTAAAAAAAATAATCTTGAAACACAGTTTACAAAATTTGATAAATTAGGTAATAAAGTACCTTTATCTAAAGAAGAAAAAGAAATAATGTTTTTCTTGCAGACTAATCCTAATACTTCTCAATTAATTGGAGCATCTGAAGCAAATACTATGAGGATAGTAAATGAGATAGACAAAAGAGCTAAACAGTTTACTAATGTTGTCTCAAAATTAGCGCCAGGTAATGTACCAGTACAAGTTAGAGAAGCTTTTACTCAATATGAACATCAGGTAGAAGAACTTTACAGAAAAGTTAAAAGTACTGCTGCAGAAATTATAGATAAAACTGATTATCGTTTTGATATAACTAAATTGACATTAAAGCCTATTTCAAGAGAAGCTGATAACAAAGTAGATGATATATCCGAATTATCAGGTTTTGAAAAAGTAATAAAAAGTTTAGAAAATCCTAGTTCTAATAGTTCTAGAACATTTAGTGACTTATTAGATTTAAGAAAATTTATTAGTGCTTATAAAAATTCAGTAACATCGCCAACTTCTAGAGAAGCTCTTAAAAAAAGTCTTAAGATTGTAAATAAAGAGATAGAGAAAACTGCAAAAAATCATTTACCTGATAAACAGGCTAAATTATGGCTTAAAGAATGGGAGTCAGCTAATAGTCAATATTCTAGTATGAAAAAAATACAAAGTAATAAATTGTATAAAGAAATAGTTGGCCCAAATGGTTTAAAAGATGATGAGCAAGGCGCTCTAGCAGAAAAAATAGTTAATTCCTTTACAGATTTATCTCTTTCAATAGACAATACTTATTTGAAAGTAATGGATAAATTGCCTGTTAAATTGAGAGATAAAGTTGAAGGTTCTGTGTTAGAAGAATTGACTAGAAGATATACTGCTGGAGAGCACAGTACAAGCTTACAAGCTATACATTTTCCACAATTAGCAGACAAATTAAAAGAATATGAAAGTATCTTCAATAGTAAAGCTTCTAAGAAATATATTTCTCTTGTAAATGATTATTCAAAAATATTTAAAGGAGATGTAACTTTAGGTAGGCTAATGGGTAATATACATATAACTGCTTTTAAAAGTTATTTAACTGTAGACCCTGTTGTAAGAGCACAATACGAAATAGCGTCTAAGGTGTTCAACTATGTTAAAATATTGCTACCTGGAGAAAAAGCAGATAGACTAGCATTGGTAGAATTAACTGGAAAAGTATTAGATAATCCTATTGATACTAAAAATGTATCATTTTTTATAAGAAGTTTTCCAAAAGAGGAACAAGATAATGTAATAGATATGGTAAAAAATTATCAAGGTGAGTTTGTCAAAAGAGGTAATGAAGCTCCACCTAAAAAAGTAGTAACTGTTTACCATGATGCCGATAAAGTATTAAAACCTACTAAAGGTTTTTTAGGTGAAGGCTATTATTTAAAAGAAGAAACTGAAAGAATTTCTAGGAATATCAATAGGTATGATATACCAAAAGATAAAGTAGCTACTACAAAAGAAATAAATGAGGTTATGGGTAGAGAAGTTAAACCTAATGAAATAAGAAAATTAAAGTCATTGCCTAAAAGATTGGCTAAAAAAGGTTTTCAAGCCATGCATTATGATGGAAAAATAATGTTATTAGATAAAATAAATCCTACTAAGCAAACAATATTACCTAAGTTAAGCCCTGAAGTATTGAGTAAAGGTAAGCCAAATAATAAAAGTTATAATAAATTAAATCAAGAATTGAATAAGGTAATAGATGATGTATCATCAGTACCTATAATACCTAAAGCACGTAAAATAAATAACTCTAGTAAACCAAATACTACTGAGTCGTTGCAAAATATAAAAACTAAAAAGCCTAAAGTAGTAAAAATTGTAAAAACTAAAAAAGGTCAAAAAGAAGGGTATAAAAAATTAAATAAACAATTAGATAAAAAAATAAAAAAAACTAAAGTAGAGATGATAAAAAAAGCATCTAAGCCTAAGTCTAAAAAACCTATAATAAAAACTAAGAGTGGTAAAACAACTCATAGAAAAATAAATAAAGAATTAGGCAAAAAAATAGATGAAGGCAAAGTTAAAATAATACCAAAAACTAGCTCTACAAAAACTAAAAAATATACTAAAATTAATAATGAGAAAATTATTAAGAAAAAAGTAGAAGAAGCAGAAAAAATTATTAAAGATAAAAGTATGACTAAAGCAAAAGAAGCTAGAGTAAAAAAATTAAATAAAGAGCTAAAAGGTCTTATAGATGTTATTAAGCCAGGTAGAAATAAATTTGTAGATAAAATAAGAAAAATTAATGAGGAAATGGAAGCTAAAGATATTAGAGATAGAATAAAAGAAATGAAAGCTAAAGAAGCTAAAATTAAGAAAAGTAAAAAAGACAAAAAAGGAGATTAATAAATGAATACTGAAATAAAATTAAATGGATTTTGGGTTAAATTAGCTGGAGGAATAATGCTGGCAGGTATATTAGCTATAATTTCTTTATCTTATAGTTTAGTTACTAAAATAGCTGTTATACAGACAGATGTAACTTATGTAAGAGAAGCATTAAAGAACTATGACATAAGAATAGCATATTTGGAGAGTTCTACTCTTAATTCTAAAGATGCTGAACAATTAAAAACTTGGACTGAGCTAAAATTAGAAGCAATAAAAATACAAATAGAACAGTATAAAAATAAAAAGGAGATGTAACATATGGAAATAATTAATTTAGAATATAAAGATAGTAGAAATTCACACTATCTTTATAATAGTATAACTAATAATAGCAAAGCTGTTATAATTCCTGGCCATCATAAAATTATATCTGTAATGATAACTGATATAACAACAAGTGTAACTTTACAGTATACACTTGGAGATAAAAGAAAGATAGTAGAAGATACAGCTATTTGGTATAATACATCCATAGGAACTGTATCTTCTACTAGTGGACTATCTATAAATACACCAATAACAGCTATAAGATTTTTATCTGATGGTGAGTATACAATAGAAATATTAACTTAATTTGGAGATAAAATGGCTTTAGATAATAATACATTCACAGCAGTAACTGGCACTGATACTAGAGATTTATCAGCTGATATAGGAGCTAATTATAACTTAGACGGTAATGCGACTGATGGAAGATTAAACGTTGCAACTGGAGCAAAAGTTATATTTGGTAATAGCACTAGCTTAGTACTTCAAGGCAGTCCTGGTAGTGATTTTATGTTAGGCATAATAGAAGGTAAAGCCCTAACAATGTCAATAACTCCTAATGGTGGCAGATATGATTTACTACACTTCAATGCTGGTCTTATTACAGAAGATTTAACTTTAAATTTATTAGGTAATGGTAATTTATATCTTCATTTAGAAGATGATAATAGTAGAACAGCATTAACAGGATTTACCAGGTTTAATTTCAAAAGAACCGGCGGTTATGTTTATATACAATTTGGTTCAAAAGAATACCAAAATATTTGTTTAAATGTTTTACCAGGTAGTTCAGGAACTACATTTGTATACTGTGCTAGAAGTACTGCAGGATTTACTGACTTACCAGGATTTAAAACTGTAGGCATTACCAGTTCATTATCTATTAGAATGGGCAGTAATGCTACTAGTAGCTTAAATATCATAGACCCTATTTATGAAGGAACTACTAACAACATATTAAGCTTAAATGCAGTAAATAGTTCTACTAGTAGAAAACTATATGAATTATTCTCATTAGATGTAACTGCCATAAGGCATGACGATGCAAAGATAAGAGTAGTAAGTGGAATTTATACATTCAACTCACAACTAACTACGGATAAATGTACTCCAAAAGACAATAGTGGAGATGCTTTAAACTATTTTAGCGGTAGAAATGTAATATTATGTAGGGTAAGAGAAGTATCAGGTGGTATTAGTAATAGCAGAAATACAGTTAATATAACTATAAGAAGACTAGGTTATCAAGATATAACTTATAAATCGCTATCTATGAATAATCCAGTTATTATAGAAGAACATCTAGTAAATGAAGCATATGATACTACTATAGACTCAAGTACAATTACAGGGATAAGTATAACAGGTACTGTAATTACTATATCAGAAAGTAGAACTTTACAAGAATTATACAATTATTGTACTTATCATTTGAATAAAGATGCTAATATGGGCACAGATAATTTCATTTCTATTAAAGGAAGTTTGGTAGAAATAGACACATATACAATAAAAATTGAGTCTACCGGTGAGCTGAATACAACTGATAGTTTAAATGCTATTAAAGTTAGCTCTATAACTAATCTTGGTAACTTAAATGTTAACTATGTCAAAAATAATGGCAAAGTTGATATAAATGTTAGTATTATTGGAGACTCTGCTATAACATCAAAAGTATATGGACTATGGTTAAAATCACAAGGTAGTTTACTGAGAACAAACATATTGACTGCTGATAATAATAGTAGTATAGAAGTAGAACCAAATACTGAATATTTGGTTGTAGCTGACGGTGTTGGAGGATATAGATCTGATATAGCTGAGATTAATTCTGGCAATTATGGAGTTAGATTAAGTATGACACTATCTAGAATTAAAAAATCCGATGGAGTTGACATATTACCAGAAAGTCTAACTACTGAGCAAAATTTAATAGCTAATCATTGGCGGTATAATGTAGCTGATAATATAGCTGAATATGTGCTGCCAGCTGATTATTCAACAGATGATAGATGGGATTCAGTAAATAAGATATGGACTGCAAAGATAGAAGATTTTATACCTTACGCTTTTTTTATAGAAAAATTGCAGTCCTCAAAGAATTTTCTAATAAGTCCTTTCACTATAAAGATAGATACTTATGAGTTGATATTACACCAAAATAGCTTATTTAAAGTTAGGCAAGCCGCTGAAAATACAGATTGCACAATAAATTTAAAAGCTTTTTCATTTAGACAAGAAGGTGATAATAATAGCAAAACAACTTTTATAGACAATTCAAATGGTTTTATCACGGTAAATAGTAAAAGTGCAATAATAGTATCAGGTGGCACAAGCATTGCAAATAATAATAACAACAATAATAATGGTAATGGATTTTTAATATAAAGGAGGATATATGCTCAAGTGGTTGACAGGAGGTGTTATTGGCAGTGTTGAAAATATTGCTAAAGAATGGATAGACACAGATAAAGAAAAAGCGGAAGCTAAAGCTATAATGGTGAAGACTTTAGACCCAAATGGTTTAATGAGAAGACAAATAAGCCTAACTGTTTCAAGACTTTATTCAATTTACATATTACTAGCATTAGTATTACTACTATTACAAGCATTTGATTTAACACCAACTATTATAAAAGACGGTGTAGAGTACAAAGCAGTGGATAATGCTATAGTTACTATAAAAGAATTGTTCACGCCAATAACAACATTATTCGGAGCAGTAGTAACTGCTAGCTTTGGTGTTAACGGTATTAATTCTTATAAAAAATAGATTGTTAAATTTGTCCATATTCAAACAAAAAATTTTAATAGATATAATTATATCTATTAAAATTTTTAATCAAGATTTGATATAATATTAAAGACTTATTTTTTCAGTATCATTAGATTTTTTATATCTAATATTATTTTTTATTATATAATCCATATCAGCAACTGAGCGAACATAACCACTATATCCTCCAGCTTTGCCTATCATATCTAATTTATGAGATTGTAAAGGTCTTTCCTTATCTCTATATCCTTTTACTTCAAATCCAAAGAATTTACCATCAATACAAGCTAATATATCAGGTGTACCTGCCTTATTAACTATAATAGTATTAACTGCATAACCTTTATATGCAGTTTCAATTCTTTTGATTAATATACTAGTCAATTTGGAACCATTCATTTATCAAACCTTATTGCAATAAATCTAGGTAGAAACAATGTCCACCCGTTATTGTTAGCATTACGAATAATATCATTATATTTTACTTCAATAGTTTTTCCATCAAAATAACTATTATCAAATTTTCTTTGTGTGTCGCTTAAGCCGGAGCCGACATTAACGGCAATCTCTTTACCATTTATTACACCGCAACAGTGTAATGAACCTATACAGTTCTCGTATTTAGTTCCTTGCTTACCGTGCAATGATTGTATACATACTAAATCTGCACTTCTTATAGCTTTTACTTTGACCCAGTCCTTAGACCTTTTAAAAGTATACCTATGTATACTGCTCTTTAATATTAAACCTTCATAACCTTTAGATAATACTTTAGTATAGTAATTATTACCATTTTCTGCATTGTGTATTTCTATTGACTCAACAAATTTTACTAATTTATTATCTATTTTAGTTGTATAAAATTTTAAGTTTGTGAGTCTGGCAAAATAATTATGATTACAAGTGGCTGTATTAAACTCATTAATAGTCATACAATCAAATACATTATAACATATATCATTAACTTCTAAAATACCTCCGTGTATAGCTGAATTCACTCTACCACTAATACTAGTTCTATCAGCCATCTTACCATTAGCAATTGTTATTTCACCATCTAATACTATATTATCTTTTACTTTTGATAATAATAATTCTACCAAATTTGGACAGTTTATAGTTTTACCATTACGAGTTAACAAACTACAAGTTTTATCTGTAGCATTAATAATAGCTATTACTCTAACTCCATCATACTTTATTTGTGCTAGTACTGGATATCTCAAATTAACTAGTGGTACTTCTTTAGCTAATTGAACATTAAATTCTGGTATAAATCTTGGAAAAACTTTGTTTATTGTTTTTACTGATATACCACAGTTTAAATTTTTACGGCATATTAGATAAATTAAATGCCCGTATATTTCAGCATAATGTTGCAATTCTTTTCTTGCAGCACTACCAGTTATTTTTCTATTAGCTAATTTATCAAGCAAATAAAAAATTCCTTCATTAGCATCGCCAAGTTCTTCAGTAGGAACTACATTACTTATTCCATAATTCATATATGGATTATAGGCATAATATAGTACTTTTTTCTCAAGTTCAGTAGCTCTACTTAATATTTCTTCTTTTTCTAATCTTCCATTAGCTTTTGCTAATTTATTTATTAGTCTCATAATTATAT